GATAGTTAACACTTCTATTCCCTCCTTGTTCTGTAAATACAGTAGCGGTAAATGTTGTTTCTCCTTTGTAAGTGTTTTGTACGACTGTAGGTCTAACAACTTTAGACAACACTTCGTCATACTCATCTAAGGTAGATGTTGCTTTATTTGCTTGTTCTTCTAAAGTTTTGATAACATCATCAGAAAAATTGATAACACTGTCAGGGTCGTTATGTATTTTTATTAACTCTTCTAATTCTGATTTTCTTCCGAATACAGCAAACGCTTGTACATATTCGTCATAGGCTTGTTTGAGTGTAGGTATACGAATGAAGCTACCTTCACCTTGTGTAGTTGCAAAATATAAAGATTGTATAAAATTTTTGAAACCATCTTTACTTAAATTAATTTCATTCTTAGTGTCTATCTTCGGATAAGGTATTTCAAATGGTAGGTTGTCTACATTTTTGTTGTATAGAGTTGCTATTCTTCTTTCTGCTTTTATAGCAATCTCTGTATTAAGAGAAGAAAAATCTCTAAGATTAATATTTCCTATTTTTGCATCAGCAATAACATTTAATAAATCAGCAGAACCACCTGTGTAATTGTCTATAGATTGACTGTAGTGTTTCGCTAATCTTACAAAATCTTCTGATGTTTCTACAAGACCAACTTCTAAGTTTCTCTCTTTAGGTCCTCGTATCCGAATAGCGTTGTTAGATTCTTCTACAATATTTATAAATGCAGGTTCTGTTTCTAAAGTTTTACCTATTTGCTCTACTGTATAACCTTGTCTTTTCATACCTGCTATAGAAGGTGCAAGTGGGTCATCAACATACTTGTATAAAAAATATACATAAGCCTTTGAATGGTCTGAACTTCCTTTATTAATTAAATCGTGACCTGTATTTGTTACATGACGATTGTTTACAAACTTTACATCAGCAGAAAACAACTGACCTATTTCAGAAACACCAAAATTTTGTGAGTCAGAGAGAACACCTAAAGACTTTCTTACGCTTTGGGGTAATACTTTATCTAGACCTTTAATTTCTACTGGCACAGTAGTTCTATATGGTCCACTAATCATAGTTGTTGGTTTTATATTAAGTGCTTTAGCTAACATTCCTTCAGAGTCATTAAGCATTAACCTTAAATAATCAACAGGGTTTTTAAGTATGTTTCTCATACCAAAAATATTCTGCTTAATAGTTCCATCTAGCATAAGTTTTAATGGATAAGATAATCTTCCCAATAAGAAAGCAGGATACCTGAATGTTCTCATAAAGCCGAACATAACATTGTCGTATGTTTGTACTCCTTTTTCAAATGCTTGAAATAATATATTAGGGTCATCAAATTCTTCGTAGACATCATCAATAGCTTCTTTCAGTGGGCTACCCTCTTTCCAGAAATCTATTTCTACTCCTTCGTCTTGTGCTTTCCTGACAATCTCAAACATTTCTTCTTCGCCATCTTTGTTAATAAACTTCTTTCTAAATCTTCTTTTATTAGAAGTAGCTCTTAACAATCCCTGTATGTCAGGTCCATGTATATCAAGATTCTTTAATTGTCCATATAGCTCTATAGATTGTTTTGTTAGATGTACCATATCTTGTTCTGAAGCAACAGAGTTGAACATTCTGTTAGTAATAATATCTACTTCCATAGGGTCGTAAAAATCTGGATTACGAGATGGTGACATTGGTTTAAAGATAGTATCATCAAAACCTTGTTTATCATTTAGATAATACTTATCAAAAAACTTGCCTATTTCATTATCGGAAAGACCATAAGTATTTTTTAACTGTAGTCCTACTTCTCCATAAATAAGTTTTTGTTGGAATATTTCCTTTGCTTGAAAATACTGACCATTACTTATTGCAATATAAAACTCTTCTGCTAGGTCTTCTATTCTACTTTCAGGTACTTTAGCTGCATAAGCATAGCGAGTAAAATACTCCATAGCTTCTTTTGTATTATTAAGTTCTGCAGGTTTTAACTTTGGTAATTTAATATCCCTAGCTAAAAAAGTATCTCTAAAGCCACCACCTCTTTTATACGCTGCAGTAATACCTTCGTCTAATTCTTTATTAAGTAATGCTTCTAAGTTGCTTTCATATAAAACTTTAGATTGCAAGTATTTGTTTTTACCTCTGCCTGTAAAGTTACCTCCAGAAAACATATCTACTAGATAACCATTCTCTATACCATCTTCTAATGTTCTTATTACATCATTTCTAGTAGTACTTGCTGCCTTTACACGATAGGCAAAGTCAGGATGAAATCCTTCGTTAATTAAAAATGTAGCAATAGGTCTTCCTTCATCTTTTGCCTGAACTATTATGTCAGCAACACTATTGAATATTTCTTTGTTCTCGTCATACACTTGTCTAAGAGTCATACCCTCATCTAGTTTTTCTGGTAAGGCTTTACCAAACGAAGTAAGAACTTCATCAAATTGTTTAGGTGTACTACCAAGTACACCAGAACCAGGTACAATATAGTTAAAGGGGTCTAGCGCTATATACTTAGCAACATTAATTAAACCTGCAAAGAACCCTGCCATACTTCTAGTTTTTTCGTAACCTATATCTTGGATAGCATTTTGTTTATCTAGTTCTGCTTGGTCTAAAATATTAAAATATTGTTCTCCACTAATCTTTCCTGTGTCTAAAGCAATTTGTGCTTCTTGTTCTTTTCTATCATATTCATCATCTAAGAACTGCGTGACATAGTTTGCATAACCATAGTTGGTAGATAAGTTACCTGTTAAACCAAATACAATTCCATCACCTAAACCTACAGGTATAGCTTGACCAAAAAATGTTTCATTAAGTTGTTGTTGTCTATCAAATTGTGGACTCATAGTTAACAAACCTGCAAGACCTGGTTGTTCTGTATCTGGGTCTATTAATTCATCTACTGCTTCTAAATACAGTCCTGCTTTCTCTACAAAAGATAACTCTCTTCCTTTACCTTCTTTTTCTACATTTATCTTTTCTCCGACTATGTCAGGAAATATTTCTGTAAATATATCTAAGTCTGTTTTAGTTATCAGAGGATTACCTTCTTCATCTACTATCCCTCTAGCTCTTAAAAAGTTTTGTGCTGTTTGTGAGGGTGTGTAGTATAAATCATTGTTCTTTAGTCTTGCGTCACTTTGTTTTCTAAAACGACTGTATGCTTTAGCATGTGCCATGACACCAACAATAAAGGGCAATTCATTATCTTGTAAATTTTCGTAACCTGCTATCTGTACAACATCAGATAGTGTTTTACCTTCTTTGTTTAATTCTTCTTCTAATGTAGCTTGATACTCGACCATGTAGTTCCTAACACCTTTATCTACATTTTGTATAACTGCATCTCCTGCTATACGCAAAGTTCCGAACACATAAGAAGCAAATGTATCTCTAGCTTTTTTAGCACCTTCTTTTGTAGCAGTACCTAGATTTTCAAAAAAATCTCCTGTAAGTTTCATCATTAAAGCAGGTCCTAAACTATAGGATTGTTTTACTTTTTGTTCTGCTGTGTAACCTCTGTTGTTTGTATAAACAGTAGGAGGTGTTGTTGTTTGTTTATGTAAATCTATAAACTGTTGGTCGGTTAAGTTCATATCTGCTGCTGCAGCAATAAACTCTGGGTCTTCATTTGGTGCGAGTGATTCTAGTTCCTCGTATTTCTTCACAAGGTTTTCTACATCTGGTCCTAAGTCAGCTTCTGTTTTGTCTAACTCGTAGTCATACAACTTTTGTTGTTTAAGTTGTTTACTCCAGTTCTCGCTCCAATCTGTCCATAATGACATTATCCAGGAAACCTTCTACGAACCATATACCCATAATTATTTTGTATGATGTCTAGCAATATCTGAGTATTAGTACCTGAAGGTAATGATTCTGTTTGTTGTTTACTAGAATCTGCAAATATAGACTCATCCATATTTTCTGTAGGCTTACCTAAAACATCTTCTGGACTATATTGTGGTAAAGCTGATAATGATGGCGCACCACCAGATTGTTGTACTTCTCTCTGTACAGCACCTATTTGTGCTTCTTGTTTTGTTCTACCACCATACTCGTCATCAGGTATAGCTTTTAAATCCGCATAAGCACCATCTAGTTTTGTATCAGTTGCTTGTTTTAGTTTTGATGGTTTTCTTCCTCTCATTAGAAATCTCCTGGTTCTTCTACATCTAATCCTATGTTAAGTCTAATCCACACTCCAGGTATAGGAGTAGGTACGATAACTTGTCCTACAGGAAAATCTCCAGGAATCTCTCCATCTGCAACTAGCATTGTTTCTATAGTTGGGTCAAGCTCTTCTGTAGATAGCTCATCCCAATCTTCACTGTTTACTATATTATAAAATTCTTGATTCATTTTAGACAACTGGACCTCCTTGTGCAGGTACACCACCTGCTAATCCTGCAAGTACAGATGCTATATCTGGTTCACCTTGCGGAACTTGTGGTTGTCCTAGTAACTGTGGCTCTTCACCAATTAAAGATTCTTCTTCTGGTGAAGGTTCTTCACCTTCTGGTGTATAAAATTTATCAAGAACTTCTGTCATATTCTGTGGATTCTTTCTTATCTCTATAGCTGCCATAGTAGCTTTAGGATTACCTTGTGCTGCTTGTGCCATAAGACTCTCAAACAATACTGTTTCTGCTTTTTCTGCATTGATACGACTTTGTATCTTAGATATATTATCTAGTCCATCCATGTTTTCTTGTAGTGTCTGTGTATCAATAATACCTTGCTGTTTTAATTGCAGTCCTGTAATAATCTTTTGTGGT